GACGTATTATCAAAGCCAACGTCGATGTAGATGCGCCACGCGATAAAGCCGTTGTAGTGCATGTAAATCCCGATGCCGTGGTTCTGCATCGTGGCCCTGATGTCGTGGAACAGGATCGCCTGCCCACTGGCAGCGCTGGTGCAATTAATCTGCTGCCCAAGTGCCCCATTGAGACCGTTAATCAGGTAAATGTCCGACAATTCCAAATGCCCCGCCGAGCTTTCGGTCAGGTCGAACCCAGTCCCGTTCGCCATGTTTACCGTGATCGTGGTGCTGGCCGGGGCGATGAAATTCCACGCGGCCTTGGTCCCACTCCCGCCCGTGCTGGTCACGTTCAGCACAAGCGTGGTGCCATTCCACGAAGTAACCGTCCCCTCCATGTAATTCGTGCCGAGCGCCTTGTACACCGCGCGGATGGTCTCGCCCACCGTGAACCCCGACGACACAATCGTGCCACTCTGGATCGTGAACGATGTACTGCCCGTCGCAATGGCGAGGCTCGTGGTGCTGCTACCCTCCATCCGTCCGGCACCCGCCCCGCGAATGTGGATGGCCTTGGAACAGGTGACACCGCTCGTCCAGGTCACCGTACCGGCAGGCAAGCACACCGTCTGCCCATTGGTGGCTGCATCAATCGCCGCCTGGACATCCGTTGTGGACAGACTCGCCGCCGTGATGTCACAACCGCTCGATGGTGGCGCTACATACGGCCCGCTACGGATAATGCTCATTGAATCGTCTGCGCTGGCCCCGAGATCACATACTTGATGTTCCCGGCGTCATCCATGATCGGCTGATGCTGGCGCGGCGCACCAACCGCTTGATGCACCCTCTCCATCATCTGCATCAACTGTTCGATCTGCGGGTTGCCCTGCTCCGCAGTCGGATTGCCAGGAGCCGCCATCAACTCAGGAGGTGCCTGCATTCCCGCGATCTGCAAATCAGTCTCAGCGCTGATCCGCGCCACTTGTACCCGCGTATTCGCGTCAAGCTGCGCCTTGTACTCGGCAAGCTGCGCCTCAGTCTCAGCCTTCTGTTGTGCAAGGGCTGCATCGCTCGCGGCCTTCTGTTGCGCTAACTCAGCCGCAGCCTGAGCCTTAGCCATGTCAGCATCAGTCCCGGCCTGAGCCTGCTGTAGCTCACCCTGCAACTGCTGCACCATCTGGCCCGCTTGCTCCAGTTGCTGCTGCATCTCCTGCATCTGCTGCTGAACCTCAGGAGGCAATGGCGGCGGCCCGTCAGGGTTCTCCTCCTGTGCAATCGACTGCTGGATCGGTGGCGGCAACATGAGCTTCATCCGCTTGGACAGCTTGTCCGCGTCGGGGAAGTCCATGTTGTTTACGATGATGTCGCCCGCGATCTGGAGAATCTGCGGGTCTGCCTGCACCAAAGCCATCAGGGACTCGCGCGTTTCCTCTTGCTTCGTCGCGTAACTCGGGCCAGCCTCAACCACCACCGCGTACTGACCCACGCTCAGATCGTTCATCACAACTGTGCTGTACGGGTCATCAGGGGCCGGTTGCTGCTCGTTCACGACAGCCGTGGACCGCTCGTCATCCACTCCGACCATCTGCACAAGTCTTTGTGTGTCGTAATAGGTCGGGACCATGCCAACGATGATCTTGCCGGTCAGTGCAATAGCTCTAGCAAGGTTGTCCGCGAAGTGGAATGTGGCATTGTCGCCCTGCTTCTCACGCGCAAGAATGGCCCGGCCACTAGTCTCGCCCGCGTGCTGCCCGAGACTGTTCTGGTACATCCCGATGACACTCTTGATGTCATCCTTGTTCTGTGCCGCAGCCTCAGCCCATCCCGTAGGTATCTGCGGCGGCTGTGTCCGCTGCGGCATCGGAATCGGCTCGCCATCCCCATCCCGCAGGTTGTAGGCGAGAATGCCGTAGCTGCGCTTGTTCGCGTTCTTCCACTGATCCTCATAACCCTCAATGGCTTCAGCCGAGCCAATGAACGGAGAACGCGGCGATGCAGCAAGCAACGCCAACTTCATGTTCTGCGAGAAGTTGTACATGATCTGCGAATCCCGAGCCTGACGAATCAGCCCCTGGAATATCCGCTTGCCGTCAATCATGATCTCGTCGCCCATGCAGCAGACGACAGGCAGCAACTTGCCCGGACAGTCGTATTCCTCCAGCACCTGCTCACCACCAGCGAGCTTCAACCATTCGATGTGGTAGTCGTCGGCCTCGCGCTCGCGCACAATCATCACGCCGGGCGGCAACTGGATACCGTGCGGCATCTCGTCCTTCCAGCCCACAGCGCCATCAGACATCGCTACCAGCGTCCGCTTCTTACAGACTCGCCTGTAGTAGTCCGCGACGATGACCGTATCCTTGCCCTCGTACCAAGCGTTCGTGTCCTCACTTGGCGTCCACGAAAGAGCCTCAGCCTTCGGCCAGCGCTTCTCAAACGCATCCTTCTCGACGTTCTCGGTCACGAAGCAAAAGTTAGCGTCGCTACCGTCCGGCTCCTGAAAGTCAAGATCGAAATAGACCGTCTGCGGGTCAGGAATGCGCTTGATGCACAACTTCTGGTTGAACGTATTGCCGGATTCATACTCGCTCGTCACCCGCCAATACCCACGCCCACCGACTACCGCGTGCTGGAATCCACCATCGTAGGCAGCCTCCGCATTGGAGTCGTATTCAATGTGCCGCACCATCCCCTGCAATATCTCGGCTACCTTGTCGGAAGCCTTGCCGCCAGCAGGATGCACGCGAATGCCGGGACGGTTCTGCCGCTGCTCGTTGACCACCTGATTGACGAACTGCTTGAGCTGCGGGAACTCCAGACACGGATCGTCTGCGGCCAGTAGATCGGCCTTCATCTTGTCCGGCGTCTGCTTGCCAGCGAGATACACGAACTCGGTATCCGACTTGGCGTTGTCCCGGTTGTCCCGGTCGCGGTCTACGCAACTGGCGAAGCGCTCGTTGGCCTCCTCAAGCACCTCCGTATAGTCGCGTTTCTTGCCCTCGTTCTCTGTGTCGTCAGCAGTAAAGCCAGCATCAACGGCCAAGTGTCGCCAATCCCGATGGCTTGATGCTCATGTCCAGGCGCTTGTGCTTTGCACGATCAGCGACGATGCCTGGGAATAACTCAGACATCAGCCACACAAAAGCATCAGCACGATTAGGACTGCCCGCTCCCGTATAGCCGTTCGTTGAGAATCCCGCCAATTCGTCCTCCAGATTTTGAAAGTAACCGACCAGGCGTACCTTGCCCTGCTCGACCAATGCTGAAATAGGCTCCGCACGCACAACCTTGCCGCGCGAAGCCGTAACCATCTTGAACGGCGTCCGAGGCCGCGCAGTCTGTACCACGAACTGCACCATCGCCCCGCCGTAGTTTGTCTCGCCTACCACCACATCCGCGCCGTGCCGGTCAAAGGCGCTGCCAATGACCTTGCCCCATGTCGCAGGCCCGGCCTTCAGCGTCAAGTCCTCCAGTACATAGCCGTTGCCATCGGTTCCCAAGGCTCCGACCATCACGCCAATCTCATCGTTGTCCGCGTTGTCCACATCGCCCGCACCTGACGGGTCAGCAGCAATCACGATGCGCTGGAAGTCCGGCAGCTTCCCGTCCAGCACGCGCCACTTGTCCAGATCAGACTCGTTGAACAGGGCAGAAGGGTTGGCCTCCCGATACTCGCCATCAAGGAAGCGCCGACGCATCCGAGCGCCCATGCCCTGCAATGTCTGTATGTAGCCATCCGGCAGGTTCTCGGCGTTGTCTGCCGGATTCATGCGAAAACTCTTGTATTGCTCAGGGTTGGGCAAAGGCTCCCGCGTCTCAGGGTCAACCTTCAACTCAAACACCTTGTACGACCAGTGCGCCTTGTCCGGCGGGTTCTCGTCGTAATACATCTTGAGCGGCAGCGGGTAAGGACTTTGCCCCTCGACCTCGACCATCACCTTCTGCGCCAACCGCGTCAACGCCATGTTCCTAGCGCCCCACGGTATCTGGCTGCACTCGTTCAGCAGGATGGTTGCGTACTCATTGCCCAGAATCTTCTCGGTGCGCTCCTTGTCATCCAAGCCACCAAACCAGATTTGGCTACCATTCCACAATTGAGCGAACCACTGAGACTTGTTTATCTCGTACCGCAAGCCGGGATGACACATCGCCATCACCTTGGGAAAGGTGTCCATCACGATAGACGACACAATGGCGTTGAACCGGAAGCGCAGCATCACATGCCGCGAGGCCGGAGCCTTGATCGCCCTCACCGTGACCGCGCGAGTCTCAAGGAACGTCTTGCCGCTCCGGCTCCCGCCATACAGCATGATGTGCGTTGCAGGTGACGCTAGAACCTCGTTCGCCAGGTCTTGGCGAGCGGTCAGCCTAAAGTCGGCCATCAGTGGGCGACAACCTCACTACGATGTCGCCGCCGCCCTCTCCTGTGTGTTCCGTCCGCCCCAGCTTGGGAACGTGGTACTCCAGCGCCCGCAGATACAGGTCGAGACGCTTGGCAGGATCGTCAATGTCGTTGAGCCAGCCGCTCATGCGCTCAACGTTCTCTTGCGCGAAGATAGCGATAGCAGCGCGAACGTCTACCGTCGCCTTATTTGGCGTTCCGGCAGAGCGCCCTCCTGTCTTGACACCCTTCATTGTCTAGTTCGCTCTACTTTGGACGCCACGCAACGCGGGCGCAGAAGATGCGAAAGCACAGGCGCTCATCCCAGCAGCCGCTGCGGGATGGATAGACAATGCGCTCGCCCGCGTTGTCCCATGTCCACAGTCCATTCTTCAAATAGATGCGCGGCTTCAATGTGTCGCCACTTGGAGTCGCGGCGCTTCCCACTTGTAGCCGTCATCGCCCGCAGTTGGGCCGCCGACAGCGGCAACGCGCCACAGCCGCGACTCACCAGGCGGACACATGCTCTCGGGGAACTCGACCAGTTGGCCCTCGCTGAATCCAGCGTTAGCGGCTTCCTGCGTCCAAGGAGTGATCTTGCTCAACCGGCGCTCCAATGCAAAAAGCCGCATCGTTATGGACGCGGCCAGCAAATTTAGGGGGCAACGATGCCTCCCGTGGGGCATCGAAGGCTGTCGGACAGCTTGACGAATTGTATGTTGCGGTCCAAGGTTCGCATGTTTCACGGGAAACTGTCAAGCGTTCAGTCTATTTGCAGGTCAAGTGTTGCATTTATGACACGCCGTACCCTGTCCCGCGCCCTGAGTCGCCTGATGACTATCGGTTCATCCAGGGCCTCAGCGAGCAGTACCTTACCCATGCCCAAGACTGCCGGTACATCGTTGGTCGTCAGCCGCTCGCGTAGCTCCTTGCGTAACACTCGGCCAATCAGCCGATAGTCGAGTTGCCGGACATAGACG